CGCTTGTCGTTCTCACCCACAGTAATGGTTGTCTCTTTGTTCTCTTCCTTTCCCCTCTTTCCGAGAACCTTCTGATACTTCACGGTTCCTTTTGGAAATTCAAAATACTGAGCAATGGGGTCGAGAGGATCAACGTCATATACCCCGTCCTTGTTGGGTCCACCATCGGGAGTGAACTTGATACACATTTTTCCATGCCAACATTCCTGAATACATTGGGCTTTCATAAATTAACCCTCCCCTCCGCTTGCGGGGCCGAAAAACATAGTGGTCTTTCCGGCATTTGCCGCCGTGCTTACTGCGTCAAACAACACACCCGCATACTGAAGCAAGGGTCTTGAACACGCGGGAAGAAACAAGTGCTTACCCGCCGTAAGTTCATCAACAGGGACAAACATACTGGTATGGACTTCACTTGCCGTACTGATGTCGTCTGCATCCGAATGGACAATGGAAAAGTTAGCACCTTCCGTAAGGTTCCCAAAGGCGGTTGTCACGATAACGTGTAAACCCCACATACCGTTTTTATTCACTCCTGGGTTCGCGTTCCCGAAGTTCATAACATTGGTTCCTACCGCATCCGTTGTATTGGCGGTATCTTCCTGAACAATAAATAGATAATCATATGCTGGCATTGTTAGCCCTCCTTTTAGCTTATTGCCGTCTGTGTTTCGCTGATTTTGTCAGCAACATAAACGGGAACTCTCATGAAACGTGTCACCTGACCGCCCCAAACTTCATCGGGCGTATAGGTGACGTTGAACTTGTCGCGTGCCATTGTATCCATCTGGTCCATGACGGTAGGAGAAGCAAGGATCACCGTATTAGGGTCATTGCCTCCACCGGGAAGCCTTCTTAATGCAGATGAAAGCAAATCAGGGTCAAAGAGGTTGGATGTTCCCGATACTTCGATGTTAGCTATTCTCTGAACGCACCTGTCATCTTTGACAACGAGACCGAAAAAGCACTCTATCAAGGTCTGGTAAACGTCCATCCTGCCGGTACCGGACGTTACTGTTACTTTTCCTTTGTTTTCAATGTTGATGCCTGCTCTGGTATTTTTGGGATAAATACCGTAAACCTTTGTCGGTCCGAGTTCCATCGCTAAGATGCTTGTCACGTCCGAACCTGAACCACCGGCAAGCTGAACATTGTAACGGGTAGTACTTACGCCATTGGGCCGCGTGGTGGACGATTTGTATCTGGTAAAAAGGCCGTTGATACCCGCAGGATATGTGGCAATGTTGCCGTTCAAGAACTGATCTTCCACGGACTGAGACATGCTTTCGACCTTGATCATGTCTTCATCCATGCGCCACTGCGTAGGGTCATTCTGAATGTCGCAAAGTTTCGCATCTACTTCCGACCAATCCTGAAACATTGCAATCGGCTCTGTGCCGGGTACGCGATGATTGGCGGTGGGTGTTACATACTCATTGAAGCGCCTGAGGGTTGGAGATCCCATAGACAGGACTTTGCTGTAGATTTCGCTCAAGAGCTGGTTTGATGCCTGCATGGGGAGCATACGCATCAAGGGGAGCTTGAGAGCAAGGACGTTTGCCACTTTGACATACATAGCGTTACCGTCTAAGGATGAATAACTTCCTACGATGTCACTGATTGTATTTTTTGCTATTAAAGCCGTTGTACTCATGTGTTATTACCTCCTATGTTTTGTAAAAATCTTTTGCCTTTTCTTCTGTGCTTCTGGTATCGGCATTGATAGAACCTGTGCCGGGAACGGTATCATCTAGGTAGGCGGGGGCTATTTTGTATAGGAGCTTTACAAGCACAGGGTCGTTTTCTGCGTTATGATCCGTAATCCACTGCTTTGTTTCGGGATCAACGCCTATCTTTTCCTGTACCCGCTTGACGATTGCTACGTTGCCGTCATACTCACTTTTCCATTCAGTCTTCAGCTTTTCCATGCCGTCAGCTCGCACCTTTTCGGCCTGTTCTATCTGCACCCTAGCAATGGTCTGAATCATTCCGTTGTATTCACCGAACAGTGCTTTCGCGGTATCTTTGGGTAAGCCAAGTTTATGGGCCGTTTCCCGATACCACTTTTCCATATCAGCGTTGTATTCAAGGCCGTCCGGTAATTGGGGCTTATCAAGTTCATAGGCATCGGGTGAATTGGGTATACCCATTGCCTCACGATAAGCCGCTTTCTGTTCGTCTGTTGCGTTCTCTGTCAGTTTTGGGATATAGCCAGACAGTTTGCCTTCAAGGTCGGTAAGTTTCTGCACCGCTTCGGAGTGTTTCGTGTAAAGGTCTATATGGCCCTTATACAATTCACTTTTGGAAGTGTAAGGCGCGAAAGCCTCATGCCCTCTCTGTGCCTCTGGTAATTCTGTTTTCCATCCCAACGGCTGAGTTTGCTGTTGTTGCGTATCAACTGCTCCTTGGCTCCCGCCATCGCCAACATTGGTGTTTTGGGTATCTGTATCTGACATAAATGAATCCTCCTTATAGGGTTAAGGGGGTATTCCTACCCCCTGTTTTACTTACGCTAAGCCAAGACTCCTGACTGCATAGGTGACGCAAACGGTAAGCTGTGAGTCATTGGCAGCATTACCCGCTATTTCTCCATCGCCTGAGTTGTAGAGCATGAGTTTCTTGCCATTGAATGAAGCCGTTGCCGCACCCGCAATAGCCGCAGGAACCGCTACTGCCAGCGTGTCGGCGGTTGCCGTCAAGAATCCGTTTGAAGTGATTGCGGCAGTGGCATCAACGCCCGATGTCTCATATTCGATTACGAGGTTATCAGCCGATTCAGTAAAGGCGTTTGACCCATAATCAAGTACGAGAGTTGCGCCGAGAAGCTGAATAAACTTGTCAGCACCGGGGGCAGCGGTAATGGCAAAGGGTGTTGCATGGAGAGCCTTCACCTGTGCGCTGGTTAAATTAGTTGTCTCTGTGATTATCTTATCTGTACCGAGAACTGCCCCCGATGTGCAGGTAGTCAATCCGCTTAATGTCTGTGCGCCTGTTACCGCAAGCGTGCCGCCTACTGTTGCCGCCGCCGCTATTGCTACAGTACCCGTGTCCTGTCCCACTACAAGAGCGTTTGCCTGTCCACTGGATGAAATTACAAGAGGGTCAACATTGGCATCTGCCGCGACAACCTCAAGTACTGTGCCATCTGTGGGGTTTCCGGTTTTCTGTTCAACTCGAAGCACTGAAACATCACCAAACGCCCCAAGACCCTGAATATTGAACATATCGTCGTCAGTCTTGGTGCTGGTTACTACCTGTGCATATGTCGTACATGCTACCGTTCCCGCACCGTCAGGATCACCAATGTCATCAAGCGCCGTTGCTGTGACGGCTATTTCACTGACGGAACCCGCATCATTTTCAAAGTACAGGGCAGATGCACCGCCTTTGTCTTTCACGTATAGCCATCCGGTATTGGTGACTGGATCATCAGAGGGTGCAGAAATCTCAGGAATAACCAACTTGTCTGCATGTACTTCGCTCCACCTTTTGCCCGATTTTCCTAACCTTCCGCTATGATCTTTCTTGGGATAAACTTCTTCCATGTGATGCCTCCTATGTTTAGTGGCGGGCAAATAAAAAGAGGGCAATCACAGTGATTACGGCACCGTAATTGCCCTCTCGTTTATTTCTGTTCGTTGCCCTTAGTATGGCCGTACTTCAGGCAAGCCCGTTTTTAGTAGCCTATTCTTTCATTCTCCCTTTACCTGTGGTATTATCTCTGCCAGTGCTTTAACAATATCGTCCTGAGTTATCCCCATATTTCGTAATATCGCCCATCCACAATTTTGAACCGAATTTGATACAACATCTTCAGGGGGTATTTCCTCGCCTACATGAAATGTTTTCAACACGTCGGCTAACACTTCTTTGTTCAATGGTGTTCCCTGAAAGACAAGCCTGTATTTGTTCATCATTTCTTTTTGTGCCTTGATGATTTCAGCTTGCTGTTGCATGGGTTGTAAAAAATTATCCATTCTGACCACCACTCAGGGCACCGCCCATCAAAGCGTCAATCGCGCTTCCCGGTTCAATCTCTTTGCTGGCTGCTGGTAATATTTTTGCCATGCTGTCTATTTCCTGAGTCATCTGTTGTGCGTTCGCCTGTTCCTCTTCGGCCTGCATTGCCGCCTGTATCTCTTCATCGCTTGCCAGCAACTTAGCGGGGAAGCCAGCCGACATTGTACCCGCCCTTACGGTTTCGGGCCACCTGATAGCGTATTTCACCTGTGGAGAACCAGCCGCAACGATCTGAGCCGCCTGTGCTATTTCGCTAAGAATTTGAAGCCCCTGACGGATACCCTGTGTCTGGTGTGTCCTTCTCTGAGCGGTTGCGAGAGGACCGGAATAATCAACCTCTATATTCGCCGCCGATATGCCGAAATCAAGCATGATCTGTGGAATGTCCGGTAATCTTCCCGCTTCTTGTTCCCCGTAAAACATGAGGTCTATCGTGGGGTCAAGGTCATCACATGAAAGTCTTCCCACAACGGGACCGAGCATCGTTGCACGTTCACCGACGATCTGCATTGCCTGATAAGCGGTCATTTCTATTTTATCAAGGGCCGCCTGTGACAGCGCCATGAAGAAAGGAACGTGCCAGCGTTTCTCGATAATCTTCTGTGTTCTGTCCAGCATTTCAAGAGCATAAGGTAATTGTATATTTTCCTGAAGAGGCAAGGGCCTGTGATCCATATTTCGTAAATAAGTAATCCCCTTCGGTTGACGCTGGATTAGCCCTCTAAGGTTTTCATGCGCTACCAGTGGACCTTCTACCATCTTTTGTCCTGCTATGATGTTAGACGCGCCCTGTTGACTCGCAAGCATGATTTCTACATATGCCTCATGACCGGGACCGACTCCATACCCGCTATTATCCTGTTTATCGTGAAGCCATACGATATAGGGGAAATGATTGTATCCACCTTCGGACAGCAGTACGTCCTTTCCATCAAGATAGAAATACGATGCCCACGGTTTATTTTTATTGTCTTTCTTTGACGGGTCAAAATCCTTTCTCGGCAGTACAGCATGAACAAGATTCATTTCTGTGTATGGATTTTTCTCATATTTGTCGTTGAATGTTGAATCTGAATCTTTAAGTTTCTCCAATCCGAACTTATCCACAAGTTGTCTCAGGGAACAGGGCCATTTTCTGAACAATGTGTCTGCCCTCCCATAGTTATCAAGCCCTATGCAATATTCCCGTGGATGAAGGACAGTAAGCACCTGTCTACCCTCTTTTATTTGTTCCTCAAGATATTTAACTGCCGTCCCTATCGTACCGCCATCACGAAGGAATACGGGTTGGACATTATAGTAATTCGATCTGTTGAAGGCCGAATATAAAGATTCATCGCTACCCTCAAGGTATGCCCTTACGTCCGGTATTTCGTCCATGCGCTTTCCGTTATACTTTCGCATTGCCGACCATCCGGCAAATTCTATCTTACCTGGGAGAACCAGACTGAACCATCGAAGCGACTGAGAACACAGATTACCGAATAATCCATCTGCATATATCTTGGCCGCACTATTGGCCGTTCCGTCATATACATTCTGTCCTGTAATCTGGCCTCTTGTGGCCGCAGGATCATCGTTTATCTTTTTTCTCGTGTGGTTACAGAAGTCAATCAGAATGTCGATAACAGATTCAAGCGGTTGACGAACATCGAGCAACGCCTTGTGCCACTTTTGAAGGTCTTTTATCTTCTCCTGATCTTTCTTGACGTTTTCCATGCCTATCCTAAAATAGTTTTACGAATCACAAAACCATCATCTGTAACGGCCTTGCGCTTCTTTAATCTTTCCGCTTCTGCCTGTGCCGCCGCATTTGTAGCGGTTGATGTGGGCGACATTGTGTTCCCTTGATCAATCCCCTTTGAATTGGGCGAGTTTGATCTTATCAGTTCCGTATTTGGGTCTTGATACCATGTTGCAAAAACGTCTTTCTCCTTGTAGCCCGTTGTATATGGTGTGCTTAGGGGTCTTCCGTGTGTTTTATGGCTCATGTCTTACCCCAATATTTTCTTTAGGCCCACAGTAGGAGAATCGGTTACGCCTGATCCGCTTGTTTTAATCATATTTGCGGAAGCCTTTCTTCTTCGTATGTTTGATGCTTCCACGGTTGCCGCCTTTGTAACCGTCGTATCTTCAACTGGTGACATTTGCAGCGTGGAAGGTATTTCTATATCGGGGGCAATATCGTCTTTGTAGTTCTGCATGGGGTTTGTTATTCCCGTAAATATCTTTTCCCCGGTCTTGCCAAATACGCCATGCGAACCACCGACATTAACTTTCTGGTAATTATTTCCTGTAAAAATACCCAGGGGATCGTTGACTGAGTTAAGCACCTTCGTTACGGTTGAAATAACTTTACTCATCTTTACCTCGTAAACTGAAAGGTCAAGGGGCTATTTTGCTTCTGGCCGCCTATCCCCAACTGTGAATATATTTTCTCTCTGTTCAGATCGGTGATGGGTTCAACTCTCATGACATCCTTACCGGAACGAACCAAATATCTGAGGTCATCGCATAAATGGTCATTTTCCTTGACTATCTTCCCGTTTTTGTCTCTCCGGTATAACCTGAACTCTTCAAGGAATTTCACGCAGGAGCGCATAACCTTCACGCGGCCGGTAGTCAATTTGATAAAGGTATCGAATACACCAACCTCAACGGCATTGTCGGCAGGATAAATATCGAGGCCCAAATCCTGATACAACTGAAATAATTTTTCTCCGTCCTTTTCTCCAGATCGTTTTGATGCGGGGTCAGCAATACCAGACATCCACTTACCATGAAGGGCGATAGATGTCGCGTGGACGATTGGTTCTGTTTGGCCCCGTTTATATTCTGCGTAGACATACCATGTATCTGTTTCCGTATCGTATGCGCCCCAAAGAGCCGCCGTATTATTCCAGCCGACATCAAGGGCATATGCCCTAGGCCACAACGGGGATGGTACAAAATCATCAATGACAAATTCACGTTCAAGAATAGGCCATACGGCACCGGCCCCAAGTTCGGGGATACCCTTTGACCTTGCATCCCTTTGATGGGGTGGAACACCTTTCATGTATTCATCTTTCATTTCCTCGGTTAAATGCGGGGCATCGTCCCATGTGGCGGTAACAAGTTTCCTTTTCTCGTTATAATCTTCACTGCCGACCTTGAATTTAAGAACAACCTTCGTTATGCCTTCAAGCGGGGTAAACAGGAGCATGATAATACCCCTGTATGTCATTGTCCTGATATACGCCTCGGTATAGACTTCCTCTTCAGGTTCTTCATCGAAAAGAACAACGTGGTATTTCTTTCCTTCAAAAGCCTTGCGGCCCTGTTTGTATGCTCTGAATTTAAGGGTTGACCATCCATCGAATACACCGAACTTGTTTAAATGCCTTACTTCGACAATATCAATGGCATCGGTTATACCGGTTACGCGGGAAAAGCGGGTTTTGTCTAAACAGGCAATCGGTATAAGTCCCGTTCCGAATAGTTCATCGAGGTTTTCACCAATCAATTCATTTTGTAGAATATCCCTTGTTGTCTCTGCCGTATTACCGGCGCACAACGCACGAATGGGCCTTTCAAACCGCCTGCCCTTCCACCAATGGGGATATTTCCCGGTAAGGTGATATGACCCCTCGATACATCCAACAACGGTTTTACCAACCCGGTTCCCGGCCATGAAACACCTTTCTGTATGCGTTGCCCCAGCCTCAAAAAATTCCATATGTTTGATATATTTGTCTCTGGATAATTCCCCTTCATCAGGGAAAAGTGTGTCAATGCGGTTGTAGTCTAATCGCCGGACCTGTTCCTGAAGAGCTTCGGCAAGTCTTATTTCAGGCTTTTTTGCCATCGACAACCTTCAGCTTGACTCCCTTCTTCCTTTCTGCGACTGTTTTCTGCATATCTTCTATAAGTGACTCAAGTTCATCGTCTTTGAGTTTTGAATAATCGCTATCCCCGCCCTCGTTCTTGACGATCTTTCGATCTACCCATTCAGGGTCATCATTGTTCTGAAGCATCCTGTCAACGAATGAAGCCACATACTGACCACAGGCCGCACCCGAAAGCAGGACTTCCTTGATATACGTCCTCGCCCACTCGATAACATCCGCGAAATCTTGCCCCATATCACCGGAAGACATCTTTTTATAGGTGGATGGTGATATGTTCAGCGTAAGACATACCCCGCTTGGTGTGGGTACATGGGGTACACGTTTTGCCGTATGCTTTGTGACAGAAACATAGTCGGTGGCAGTTTTGCACCAGTCGAAATACTTCTTGATAATGGTCTTAACTTCTTCCGGTGAATCGTATTCTTGATATATCATTTTACCCCTTAGTCGGATTTTTCCGACCTAACTGTCATATACGACAGTATAACTGTCAAATATCACAGTTTAGGGGGTATGTCAATATTTATTACCCCTGAATAAATTTTTCTTGACTATCGTGTGATTGTATGATATGGGATGGTTAGGATGAATTATGAAAAAAAATGTCCGAGGTGTGGAGAAGTAAAACCCCTAACTAAACAATATTGGTATGGGAATGCTTCAATAAGAACGGGACTTTCCGGCTACTGTAAAACGTGTACGTTAAAGATGAATTTAGAACATCCCGAATCAAAAAGAAATTGGTATGAACGCAATAGAGATAGAATAAGAGCTTATCAGAAAAAGTATTTAGCAAGGGAGAGGGCGTTATTAAAAGACACCTACATAAAACGTCAGTTGGTTGAAAGAGGGATACAACCATCACAAGAAATGATCAGCCTTGAAAGGGCCATCCTAAAACTTAAAAGAAATTTAAAAAAACTAAGGGAGATTTTAAATGGACCAACTAACGAAGGTTTTGGACGAAAGCAACAAGAGAATGGAAAGAATACTGAACGGGAAATACAACAGGGATGAAATATTAGACGCTCAGAGAGAGGCGGAGATACAACTCAAAACGGTAAATCAGTATGTCCAAATATTTGGCGTAGCCTCCAAGAATGAAAGGGCTATGCTCACATTGAAAAAAAAGGGAATTATGGATGGGTTTACAGCAATATCCTTACCAAAAGACGGAGAGATATACTGTCAAGACCGGGGGGTATCCATATCAAAAGAAGAATGTTTGGATTATTCGGGAAGCAACCTGGACACATGTTCGGGGTGTGATATGTTCGTTCATTCACGCAAAGTATTGTTGGGGGAGGCTAAATGAGCGCACCGCACAACGTTAGAAAGACGATGGCATTTACTGAGAAGTTATGGGAATATATCAGAACAGAGGCGTTCAGGCTGAAGATATCACCGTCTGAATTTGTTAGAAGGTGTGTTGAGGAAAAAAGGAGGGGTGATGGAAATAGTTAGTTGAAATATATAATCATCCCCGATGAAGTATTCAGTTCCCAGGTATCAGATGGGGCACAGCGTCTTTACGGCCTCCTATTTTCCCTATACCGCAGAAACAGAATCCCCGTAAGATCAGACAACAAGTGGTTAGCAGAAAGACTCGGCAAAGAAGAACGGCAGATAAGAAGATATTTGCATTATCTCACAGAGCATAAATTTATAACAACCCAGTTCGAGAGGTTCAGTAAAAAATCAGTAAGAAGGCTTATTATACCCTTAGTGTCTGCTGGTCAAAAATGTCCGGTAGATACGATAAGTAGAATATAGAAAATTCGATTGATTTAAAAAACCTAATATGCTTATAATAATCGGGTATTTAAAGACAATAGTTAATGGACAAAAATGACCGGGGGTGTATTTTGAAAAAATCCATAATAATTTTCGCTGCCCTACTTATCATGACCGGTTGCAAAACAACCACACTCACATTCGTAAAAAACGGAGCAGACGAACAAGAACAAAAAAAAGACAAGTATCAATGCAAGATGGAAGTGCTTGGAGTAACCAAAGATATGTGTAATCACGCTAATGGGTGGGACGTTATGACTTGCGTAGATCAAAGGCAAAAGACATATGATAAGTTAATAAAAGAATGTCTTGAGGCGAGAGGATATACGGCATTAAAAAGGTAGAAAAAAGTGCAAAAAATTCTGGAGGTACCTATATCGAATCGACGGGCCGGTGCATATTGGCCCCCTCCCCCCCCTCTTATCTCTATAATAAATCAATCAAAAATATAGCTCATGGATGCCTGGAAATCACAATCGAGTTAACATAATAGCCCTTATAGATACCTGATCATAACCAGATGTTGTAATGATATTACACACATATGGTATTGACAACTATTTATCGCTTGTGAAATTAATGTGGTATAACGTGAGTGATACACGCAACTGATTGATTATATTAGGTAATGTGATTTTGCTGCGATTATGAGCAATGTGGTACGTAATGTGGTACGACTATGAGCGCATTAATGGTGGAAGATGGCATGGAAGATCGGCAAGTGTTTGCTAACACATTATTCCTTTTCTGCATTTCTCTCATTCCTTTTATGACTTATTCCCTTTTGGAATAACAGTTATTCCTTTTTTATGAGCAAGATAACGCTCTTGGACCCTTTATCTATACAATACACATTACATTACTTAATTCTTTAATTCTTTTTCTTTGTTACTTTCTTTTTCTTTTTTTTGCTTACAATCCCTACTCTCCCAACAATCTACATATTTTATACCTGATTTTATCCCTCGATCCCCTATTTTTGAGGTATTTTTATCCTCGTTTAAGTATTTATTTTCCTCTCTGATTATCTCATTACCTCATAGATCGTTGATACATAAGGGTTTATAGCTGATAAAAATAAATTGAAATAATACTTGACATCATATAATCATGGTAGTATAATTATAATATCAGCAAGCCAAACCGTAAGGCCTCACCAGGAACGGGAGGCAGGAAGGGAGAGCGACATGAGTGATATTAGACAAAAAGCATTAATAGTTGGGAAGCTCGGATATACAGCAGAGGTGTGGACTATTGGCGACAACGGTCAATGGGAAACCTTCCAGACCTCTTTGACCACCACGGACAGGGAAACAGCCTTGGAGACACTCGGCGATATGGCCGGATATCCAAAGGGCTCAGTTCTCAGGGATCGCCTCCCTGAGATGGAAATCGACCCCGGCAAAATAAGACGACGGGTCGAGGACATGCTGAGGAAAGCACCCCTTAGCACGATCCTCAAAATAGCGGGAGACTACGGCGTGAAAATAGCAGAATAGGCCACCGCACCGCCGGGCAACCGGCAAAGCACGGGCTATCTTTTGGGACTCTCAGAGTCTCAGGGGATAGCTTTTTTTATGAGATACAAAACAAAATAACCAGGAGGGAACAATGATTAGTAATGTAAGGGTTGATGGGGAGATCATCAACATCAGCGAGAGTAACATTGATCACCTCGCGGATGATATTAGGGATTGTGCCATTGATTGGCACATAATATCCGTTGGTCGGGCGGAGATAAAAAGGGGCCGCCGGTATAGCATAATCAAGACCACGATCTCCGACCACTCGGATTGGGATGGGGATATATCCATCTCCAAAACCGCCATCATGTCAGAGCATGTACCCTGCTCGCCCGCAGATGCTGTGAGGCATCTCTTACGTTATCGAGCGGGGCTCGATGCGCTGCAGGTATACCTCGATTGTGGATCGGGATGGCGTAATACGTCCTACGTGGCCCTAGATCCACGGGATTAGATTTTAGATTTGTTGCACATAAAATAACCAGGAGGGCAAAATGATTACAATCAATAGAGTAACAGTGGGTACAGATTTAAGCAACAGGGAGTGTCTGTTTGTCCACGACACGCCAGAGGACGCAAACAACATAGTTGCAGATAGTCCTGTGTCGGATGGGGTAATGATGTCTACCACTACGTATCATAGGGCGGCAACGGTGGGAGATGTCAGACGGCTGATTTGGGATCAAAACGGGGACGAGGTAAAAATAGAGTTATGTGATCTATTGGATTTTGACTCTAGGGAGGCATAACCATGACACAAAACACTTGTACGCGCTGTAGCTATCAGTGGTATCAGCGTACACCCAAACGCCCGGATCATTGCCCACGCTGCAAATCACCATATTGGGATAAGGCAAAGACCCGCATCACCAAAAACAAAAAGGAGAAATGATATGAAAACAGATGGCGTAACGGTCAGAAATTTAAGCACAGGCGAAGAACATGATTATACATGCCCGGCAAATGAAGCCGTTGTATGTGCGTTTGAGCAGGCAAGAAAGAATTATAGCACATGGGATTATGACTATAGCAAGGCAATAGTGAGCAAATCCGGTAAAACAGTATCTTGTGGAGACTGGGTAGCCCTTCTAAATTAATCCCCCTTGCTCTATCCCAGGAGATGGGACCGGTACGGGAATACCGGAAAGCGGGGAACCGAGTATACCAAAACTATGAGGAGGCATAAAATGCATACAAAGGGACCGTGGAAATATGGAATACATAGCAAGGAAATATACGGTAATGGCGTATCAATTTGCCGTATGTTGCCGGCAGAGGAAGAACAATCCGCCAATACCACCTTAGTCGCCTCAGCACCGGATATGTTGGAAGCGCTGAAAAAGGTTTTAGACATTATCAATCCATACTCGCACATACCAGCGCAATTTGAGGCAAACCTGATAATACAGGCCGCGATCTCCAAAGCAGAAGGGGGAGAAGGATGACAATGATTGAAGAACTTCAAAACAGAAAGTTTTATAGGTGTAATGAATGTAAGTGTGCTATTGGTGAAGATTGGGAATACAAAGATTATTCAAACAAGAACATTATTGTATGTCCTCAATGTAAAACAGAAATATTTCCAGATAGTGTTCCAATCTACGATAACTAACCCTCGTTCCCTCCCACCTTCAAGGCCCTTCAATGGGCCTTTCTTTCTCCATTTCCTTCAACGCTTCTTCATACTCAGGGTTGATGATCTTGCCGGTACCGTTACATTTTCCCTGACACCTTACCAATACCTGACTACCATCATAACAGTGTTCATATACTTTTCCTCTACCT